TAGTAAGTTGCGCCGTCCGACCGCACCATGCCGATGCTAATCAGATCGATCGTCGTACCGTCCTCGATAAACTCGGTATCGAACCAGATGCGGTTGGCGGGCAAAGCCCTTGCCGCGCCCGGCGTCGGTGCCGGTGGGGTGGCGCTGGCGCGAACCGTTACTGGCGTGTAGTCGCCGTACATTGAGCCTGACGGGCCGGGCGCTACTCCGGCTGCGGCTTCAATCGTGTAGCAACGGTCCCTATCGAGACAGAGACGTTGCGACACCGGATCGTAACAATGGCACGGCACCTTGCCAGCGAACGGATCTGACGTAGAGGGTTCCGGTTCACTCGTTACGGTGCCGGGACGCTCGGCTGTAGTTGCCGCAAGCGCCTCCACGTCAGATTGGTTCGCCGCGAGGTCGGCAAATGTCCGCTCGAAAGCCTTCAGTTCGTGCCGCCAATAGGACTCGTCGGCCTCGTCCGGGGCGTTGTCGCGCGCTGCTTCGATGGCACCCCGCCATGCGTCGTAATGCGTCCGACAATCCTCCAGCGCCTCCCGCATTGCGCCAACGCTGGCGGTGGGGGCGGCGGCGTAGAGGGGGGTGCACTGCTTGAGTAGACCGGGGGACGGCGGGTCCGAGTAATAGGAATGCCGACCGTCAGCATGGTCGAACCGCCACGCCACCACCTCACCAGCCTTCACCGACGCGGCGCGTTCCCAATGTTTCGCGCGGTCAATCACCTTTGGGTCGTTCTGCGGCCCGTTGAGACATCCGACCTCAACGCCGTTCTCATAAAGGTAGACGCAATCGAAACCATCTTGCGGGACCGAATTGCGCGTGGTGCGCTGCATTTCGCTGCTATCCGCCATAAACCGCTCCCATCGCAACCAGGGTCACGCTGACCATCAAGACGACTATCAACCCGCGTATATTAATCATAGTAGTTTGTCAACCTATAGAGACGGAGAAAATGGACGTGCGCCGTCGCAACCGGTCTGGACTCGAAAAAGCGGGATACCCTCGACCGTCACCTGGTCATCATCATCGCATCCCACGTCATCCTCGGCGCATTCGCATTCTCGCGCCACGGTCTCGCGGATCCAGTCCCATTTCGCGCCGGGCTGGTACGGCGGCAGGAAGCCGGCCGATGCGAACAGGCGCCCGTCGAGGTGCAGGATGCGGACGGTCATGGTGCGGCTGCGGGGCGTGCGCTGCCACGTTGAGAGGGTGATCAGCGCCGAGTCGGCTATGGCGTCGGGTGCGATGCTCATACCAAGGTCTCGCGAAAGTCTACAAAGCCCATTCTGCGACTATGCTGTTCGTGACCAGCCTGCGCCGACTCGCGCGTTTCATAATGCCCGAGGATGGTCCTGAAACCTCGCGCAGTCTGATGGATCACAAGATACGGACGTTTGCCGCTACCTTGCTTGTCGATATAGATGCGCTCGCTGTACCGCATCATGCAGTCCTCCGCTTCGCGCGCCATTCGCGGATCAAGCGCAGTTTGTAGAGCCGTGCTTTTTCAGCGCGATATTCGCGACGACCTGCTTCCGCGCGATCGTTCGAAACGTAGAGCACCTTCTCCGTCAACTCAGCGAAAGCGCGCTGAGTTTCGAGGGTCTGTTGCAGGTCAAATGCGCTCATGTCCGTGTTCCTTGTCCGCGTTGTTGATGTGACTACTCTAACGACACAGAGTAGTTTGTCAACACTAAATCGCAAACTATTTCGAGGCGTGCTGTTCGTTCGCCTCGCGCCATGCGGCATCCAGCCAATGCGCCACGTCGCGGTCGGCGAGTTGGGCGCGGATGGCGCTCACGTCCAGCGGCGCGCTGATCGGGGTTTCGTCGATCGCCTGCAACAGCGCGGCGACCTTGGCGAGGACGGCGGGGGAGGGTTCGCGGGTCATAGCGCGATCGCCACAGGACGGAACGCCTCGACGATCTCCGCAGCGTCACGGTTCACGAAGCGATGCATCTGCGCCATGTGACGCTCGATAGCTTGGTCGAACGTGTAACCCTTCGCCAGCCACACCCGGAGGCAAGCGACGAAGCCCGCAACGTCGGCTTCGGTGACGTTCATCATCTTGGCGAGGTCTGCGATCGTGGTCATGGTGGTCACTCCGTTTCGTTGCAATCACTCTAATCGAACAGAGTAGTTTGTCAACTCATAAACGCGGGGTTCGCCACCATTTTCGAGTGCCGGACGGCGGAACGGCTACACATGTAACCTATAATCGCACGTTCTCCATAAGTATTTGATTTCCATAAACTAAAACGCCTAGAACGGCTGGAACGGTTTTTTGATAGGAGTTTGCTGAATGGAAGTCGATTCGATGTAAATAGTATTTACATTGTAACATATTGCAGTGCCGAAATGGGATTCCGTAGGAACTGCCATGGAAATACGCGTTCCAGCCGTTCTAGGCGTTTTCGCCCTTTTCCAAAATCGAACTAAACGGTTGAAATATCTAGCGAAAAATGCGTATCATTCGCCGGTACGCGAAAGCGGTTGCAAATACGTGTAGACACACCAAAACGCGAATAAACCACTAATTACACAACCGAAACGGGAATGTAACTCATAAGTTCAAGCAACTGCATTCACATTCAATTACAATTTCCAGAAAAAAGTGAATGCAACTGCATTGAAATATTGCGATGCACAACGACGCAATACGGCAGGATTGTGACCAATTCTGTCTACTGTAATTACAGGTTACATGCACTTCGGTAGGTGCTGATCAGCCAATACATCACACTCATTTCTTCAAAGCCTTTTCGATGGCAGCGCGGACGAACGCTGCGCGCTTGCCCGTACCGGCCGCGGCGTCGATCTGTGCGACGATGGTAGCCGGAATGCGGATCATGATAGCAACGGTGCCGCCAGCATCGGCAAGCGATGGGCGCCCTCGACGTCGGGGAGCAGGGGAGGTAGGATTTGCTTTCATGATTATTGTATATCGGAAAATAGTGACCGAATGATGACTCTTCGAATGGTAGCGGTGGCGATACTTGCGCTCGTAACCAGCCCCGTCATGGCAACCGGTATTGCTCCCGAACACGCCCGCGCGTGCATCCTAAAGGCCGCTGATACGCTGCCGAAGATCGCGGGGATGAAGATAGGCAAGAGCCGCACGACGTCCATCTCACGCCCCGCCAATTGGGCAAGCGCGGTGGATCCGATCCAGGTGGACATAGACTTCACCGCCGCAGGGCAACGGGATTCGTGGCGCTACGCCTGCTCAATCCTTCCAGGCGGCTCGGCGATCGTGCAGCGGGTGGCGAAATAGGACTACTGGACGTGGTTCTCGTTTCGTTCTAGTCTGCCAGGATGTCGATCGAAACCCTCGGACAGGCATATAACGCACGCTGGAAAGTCAGCGTCACATGCGACGGCTGCGATATTCGCGGTGAGCGTGTCGATCTGCGCGCGCTGTTGTGGACGCGCGGCACCGCCATGCCGATCGAGCAGCTACCGGGGCGGCTGAAATGCCCGCGCTGCGGTTCGCGGACGATCAAGGTGATGTGGACCGCACCCGGCGGCGCCAAGCCGACGTCCAAGGATATGGTCGCGGTTAAGGACCGCTATTGGATCGAGCAACTGGACTTGCGCGGCGAAGTGGTCGAGACGCTGAAACGTGATCGCTTCGATGCTGCCGTGCGGGCATGGGAGCGCCAGGTTGAACGGCACCGGGCCGGGAGAGTGGTGATGCGCGACGGTGCAAGAGTGGTCAGGGAATGGCCGTCGCGGGGGACTTAGTATGGCGGCGGAGGTATCAATACGGAGGCGGCGGTAGCGTCGAAAGCTGCGCGGCAGAATTCGGTTGCCTGTTCGAAATTGATGGCGTTGCCGTAGGCTGAGAGCGTCCCAATGCGATACTCTTTTGCTCGGGCGAGAGACTTTGCATCAAGTCCTGCCAACGCTGCCAGTCGTCGTAATTCGGCGCCGCATGTGCCCATGCTTCGGGGCAGGCCATGAGCCAGCGGGAATGATCCGGGTTCAACTGGTCGCCACTTGCCGTCTCGGCAGAATATCCAGTCACAAGCTGACCAGAAACCGTTAGTCGGGCCGGGCCTGTCCAACGCGGGTCCGCCGTTATGCCCGATCCCTGGATGTCCTTCCCGCATAGGAACGTCGTCTGCCGGCTCGAGTCCGTGCTGCCCGCTTCGTTGTAGGTGGACGTTGCTTTCGTGCCGGCCATGGGAGTCGGCCAGCTCGTCAGATGCATCGCCTGACGCGGGAGCATGTCGATCCGCTCCCGCGTCGTACCGTCCGGATTGATTCCGGTGGTCGCCATCCCCGGCGTGTCCTTGTGGTCCCGCGCTGATGGCGTGTTCCAGGAAGCCAAGTGCGCACCTTCGATCAGATTCGGATTCCGACACTTTGAAAATTCTTCCGACCGTACTTTGTTTGCCACCAAGGGTGTGCCCCACCCCGACAAAGCCGCCACGTCCTTCAACGTCACCTGCACCTTGCGACCATCCGGCGTCCGGCCAGTCGCAGTTGTCCCCTCCGGTGGCGTTTGCCCGCCGCTGGGGAGCGTCGGCGTCGGCCAGGAGGCGAGCGTCACTGCGCCATCCAAGTCCATTCCACCCGTATGCTTCGCCGTCGACTTCACGTTGGGACCACCTGTCGGCAGATTCGGCGTAGGCCATCCAGTATAGTCGCTGACGGATGTGCGGCGCACCGAAGCCCGCAGAGCAGGAATCGATTGCTGCGCTGGTGTAGCCCGATCCTTCCAGGTCAGTTTGAACAAGGTCGATCCAAGCAAGTCCGTCCTTTGACGCAACCTGTTCACCAAGGACGATTGAAGGGCGGCACTGTTCGATGAGCCAATGGAAGTGCGGCCATAGGTGCCGCTCGTCATCAAACCCGCCGCCTTTGCCTGCTGCGCTGAAAGGTTGACACGGGCACGATCCCGTCCAGACGGGAACGGAATCAGGGATGCCGGCGTTGCGGAGCGCGTAACTCCACCCGCCAAGTCCCGCGAAGAAATGCACTTGGCAAAAGCCGTCAAGATCGCTCGGTTTGATCTCTGCAATCGATCGCCGATCAACAATGCCGTCGGCAATGAGTCCCCGCTGTATAAGAGTTTCGAGCCAGTCCGCAGCGTAATCGTTGATCTCATTGTAAAAAGCCCTTGGCTCGGTCATGCGGGACACTTTCCGCTAAGAGGCGCGGCGGTTTGCTCGTAGCCGAATCGATCGATGACATCGAGCGGAGCGCGCGATCCGCGCTGCACCATCGGCCAATACGTGCTGCGACCGATTGCACGTCCGACGCCGACCAGCGTTCCTTGCTTGAGATGATGGTCCACCATGTACTGCTGGTGTTCGGTCAACTCGCCGCAGTGATGCTTTACGAATTCGAGTAGGGTCATAACAACGTCACCGTCACGCCGGCTTCCGCGTACATCTGCATGGCAACCGGCTGCTCGCGGCCCGTAACGGGGCAGGGTGCCACTACTTGCGAAATGCCCGCCTGAATGATCAGCTTCGCGCACTCATTGCAGGTCATGAGCGTCGAATAGAGCGTGTAGCCGTGTAGCGGCTCGCGCGCGGTCAGGATTGCATTGGCTTCCGCATGGACCACCATCGAATACTTGGTCGGGCGATCTGCGTACCGTTCCGGGAGGTCATCCACGCCGCGCGGACGTACCGGCGATGCTCGATGGCGGGGTCGTAGCGTTTGGCCGTGTAGGTGACTTGCACTCACAGCCCCGCATACTTCGTCAGTTCGGATTCGAGCGCAGCGGTTTCCTTGCGCTTCGCGGCGATCTGTTCCGCCAACTCGGCGGCGCGGAATTTTCCGACTTCGCGCTTGTTTTCGTCGGAAAGTCGGCGATCGTGGATTTGCTGAACGAGTTTGACGACTGGTTCCAGATACGTGCAGAGCCAGCGTTCTTCGGTGTAGCGAGAATGCCGATGCGAATTGACGTATGTTCGAATCGTCTCGATCAATTCGTAATCTTCGACACGCGGCGCGGCTTCGGCGGTTGTCATAGGCGGGCTCCGTGATGGGTGACTTGCATGATCCCTATACTACGCGAACAATGTAGTTTGTCAACCTAGTAAGGCGGCGCGATGATCGTCTGCCCTGGTGGCAGCATACGCATCTCGACCGGGCGCGTCGGCGTCGGCTGCGCGGGGGCGAGACGGATGCACTCCGCCAAATTGTCGTTCGTGTGCTTATACCATACGCGGCTTTTGCGCCCGGTGTCCGGGATCAGCAGCGTTCCCGATCGCCAGCCCATCTTGTCCATGAACGACGCATAGCGGCCTTTTTGCCCGGTCAGTTTGATCGCGTGGTTCAGGTCGCCGGCAGTGATAAAATATGATCCGGTCGGCCGATCGAACCACTCATAACAAAGTTCTTCAACCGGCGTCATTGCGCGCGCCGCTTCCTGATGGTGGTTCGCTTCGTCCCATACCTCGCGCGGAATGCCGAACGTCTCGCCCCTGGAATCGCGCACCGCTGCCTCGCCGATCAGTTGCTCGACGTTGGTGCGCAGCCATTCCAGATCGACTTCACCGATCACATGCACGGGCAGAAAGCGGCGGTTGCCCGATTCGTCGCGAAGGGGCCGTTTCGAATTGGACGTGCCGATGAAGACACAACGACGCGGGTGATCGGCGGCGAATGCCTCATATTTTTTCGTATAGTTGTCGTTCGTCGTCGACATGAATTGCTTCACGTCCTCGACTTCCGAGTTGTTCATGCCGGCGAGTTCTCCCAACTCGACGACCCACTTGCCGGCCATTTGCGGGATGATGTCCTGCTGTCGTCCGCCGAGTTTCAGCGAGTCGGTGTGCCAGTCGTCTTCAAGCGCGAGGATTTTTGTCAGGGTCGATTTGCCGGTGCCTTGTTCGGGCGAAATGAACACCGCGGCTTCGGCGTGCTGGCAGCCGGGACGCCGCGCGCGGGCGATCATGCCGCCGATGATATTGCGCCCGACGGCGACGTGGTAGGCATCGGCGGGGACGTGAACCGCGTGCGTGAGCCATGTATCGAGACGTGGCACGCCGTCCCATTTCGCGGCGAGGGTGTCAATGCGTTCGAGCAGCGGATCGTACATGGTGCGCCTCGCGTTTGAGATAAGGCCGCGACGAAAGCGGCCTTCGGATGGGTGGTAATCGAATTGGCTGTTCTCGGCATCCATGAACAGGTCGCCGAAGACATGATCGGTCAGCGGCTCAAAGTTCTGCGAGTCGTCCGCCACTTCCGCAATGTCTTTCCAGACGTTCCAGCGGGTACGGAGCGCGCGTTGCCGGACGAACACATGCACGTTGTCGGAGTTCTCGCCGGACGGCCGACCCTTGCTATCCAGGATGAAACCGGCAGCGGTATTTGTCTCGACCCGCACTCGCCATTCGAAGTTCTTAACGGCAGAGTCTAGCGAGCCTGGCGACAACGCGCCGCCGAGCGCGGTGATCCGATGCGTGACGTTCTCGCACACGGTCTGATGCACGGCATATAGCACCGCGAGCATGGGCAGAACGCGCGACTGCCGGAACTGGTTCGCCTCCGCCATGGCAAGCGCCCGGCTGATGGATTCGTTCAACAGATCGTGCAGCGGATGAGCGGCGAGGGACTCAGGGAGTTCGATCGGATTGCCTGATCGGCTCGCGGTGTCCGACGTGCCGGTCAGGAAGCTATCAAGGATCGGTTGCCCAAGCGCTGCGATGATCCGCTGCGTGTCGGCGAGCGGGATGCTTTGGGGCGGAGGCAGGGATGCACCGGCCGCTTGTGCGATCGCGGCGACGGTTGCAGCAGTTGGGGAGGGCGGTGCGGGGGCCGGATTTACATTGACCGGCTTGCCGAACACGTCCGTTTGCACCACGTCGCGGAACATATAGGCGGCACTGGCGCGCAGGTTGCCGGTGTAGCCCATCTTTTTGGCACGATCGAATAGCGTGCCGATCTTTTGCAAGTCGTCCGGGTTGGCGCTGGATGCGTCTGCGGCGAAGCTATTCCACTTCGTCGCTTCGACGTCGGGGGTTACGGTGTCGTCGTGCGTGACGCGCCATGCCTCGAGCCCGGCATCGCCAAGCTCGAGTTTCGCGACCATCCCCGCGGCGAGCCAGTCCTCGTAAGCCTCGAATGCACCGTGCGCTGTCATCCATTCCAGCATGGAACGAATAGCAGCCGGGTCCGTGGTGCCGATGCCGGCTCCGGACGTGGTAGCGCCAGCCGCGCGGCGGGTGCAATGGGCAACCAGGGCGGCGGGTGCGGGATGCGGGGCGGCGTTGCCCATGAGCAAATAGTGGCCGGACTCCTCGCCCTTGGCGGTGCCGTCATAATAGCTGCCGGCGGCGATCACGTACCCGACGCAACGGACGTTGATGCGCTTTTTGATCGCGTCCGGCTGGCGCAGCGTGGCGGCGTCGACGCCGGGCGGCACGGCGCAGTAGACATGCCAGCCGCCGCGAGCGCTTTGGACATGCGGCGCGAGCGCGGCGGGTAGTCCCCATGACGTGCAGAGTTCGGACCACAACGCCCATGCTTCCTCGCGACCGCCGTCGCCTTTGGTGTCAATGTCGACGATGATCAGATTAGACGCAAAGCCGACGACTCCGAAGTTGCAGCGGTGCTGCGCGTACCACGCTGCCCATTGCGCGGGGTCGCGGGACCAGTCGTGCTTGAATGAGCCGATGATGCCGGTCGGATCCTTGGACCCGTAGGGCACGGGAAATAGCGCGCAATGGTGCGCGGCGTAATAGGCGAGGGCGGATTGCGTGGTGGCGTCTGTCAAGCGCAAGCCTCCTGATACTGAGAGACTCGCATGTTCCAGTCGCGAACCCGTCGGAGGCAAATAAGATCGAGATCGATCACCGGGCGCGGCGGACGCGCGGCTGCGATACGCTCCTGCGCTATACGGAAGTAATTCGGATCGCGCTCAATGCCGATGAAACGACGCCCCGTGTTGACCGCAGCAACGCCGGTCGTACCTGATCCCATCGTATTGTCCAGAACCAGGTCGCCGGGATTAGTGTAAGTGCGGATCAGGTACTCCATCAACGCGACGGGCTTTTGCGTGGGGTGGACTGGCCTCGCGTTTGGACTGAACCCTTTGGAAATTTCAAGTAACGTTGTGGGATAGCGTTGCGTTCCGCTGTTCTGCTGCTCGTATTTTCCCGTCTGGTGCAGCCCGTCGCGATAATTCGTCGAGGCCGGGTTCTTACTTGCGGTTCTCTTACGCGCCGGACCTTCGCCCATGATTGGATTGTATGTCGGCAATTCCTGATAAAAAACGCAAATGTCCTCCACGGCTTTTAGCGGCATTTTTTTCGCATTCAGGAAGCCGGTCGCCTGTACTTTATGCCAGTGCCACGAGTATCTGAATTTGTCCGAACAGGACGTGATAAGTAGACTGGTGAAGGGTTGATCAGCAGTCAGCACCACAGCCGCGTTCGGTTTCGCGATGCGCCAATACTGCGCCCAAAGCTGATCGAGCGGGATGACCGAATCCCACTTGTTCTGCGTAGTCCCATAAGGCAAGTCGCACAGGATTAAATCGACCGACGCCGCCGGCAATTTCGCCATCTCAGCGAGGCATTCGCCGTTGATAAGGGTCACGCCGTTCATGCCGCAGCCTTGTAACGAAGGACAGCAGCGTTCCACCGCGCCACGCGGCTCCAAGGATGCTCGGCGTCGGGAAGGGCGAACCTACGACGAATATCCTCCACATACTCCGTTTCACGCTCGCACAGGACGACGCTAAAGCCCTCGCGTTCACACGCCGCACCCGTGGTGCCAGAGCCGGCAAAAGGATCCAGTACCGTCCCGCCGGGTGGCGTAATGAGACGCGCGAGCCATTGCATAAGGGCGATCGGCTTGACCGTCGGATGCTTGGAGCCGTTGCGATCGGTCTTGCTGGCCTTGGCGCTGTAGAAGAATCGGGCGGCGGACCCTGAGTCGTTGCGGGGCACACGGGGGGCGTGATTGCCCGACAAACCAGACAAGATATATCTCTGATCTGTCGACGCCTCCTTTCCCGTTACGACGCCTTGCTGCCCCTTGCTATCGGGAAACGCCCCGACCACCTCATCCGAGCCGTCGTGAACCACGTTGGCGGGCCATCGGCCGGTAGGCTGGACGAATGTTCCGGCGTTTACTCCGGTTGCGTAGCTCGTCGCATCCGCGAGGTTCTTTGATCCGCCACTGTACGCGCCGCCGTTCAAGTTATCGGAAGTCACGATTCTTGTGGCCCCAATATTCAGCGCGCCCGTGCCCCACCGCAGCACGTTCGCGGCAACCGTGCCTTCGCTTAAAGGCTTGCGCGCGAGACAAATCGGCTCCGTCGCCGGCTTCAGCGCGGTTCCGTACCCGTCGAATTTTTGTGCTTCGGGCGATGCGGGAATGTAAATTGATTGCGCTGCGGTGATCGCTTCCGGGTCGTCCATCCACGGGCGGTCCCAGCCTTCATGCTTCTCGCCACGGCGCGCAACGCCCGCTTCCAGCATGACAGCATGTGCAGCGGAGCGTGGACCGCCGAGCGAACCTTTGACGCCGAGTTCTTTATCGATAAACTTCGCGACGTTTTGGCTCTTGGGGAATCCGCTTCCGTAGTGCCAATAGAGCTGATCGCGAATTTCAAACCCCGCGTCTTCGATCGCGCAAACGAGACGGTGCTGTGTACGCGTCCCGCCGAACGCTGCAACATGTCCGCCCGGCTTCAGCACTCGAAACACTTCCGCCCAAAATTCAATAGAGAACGCGGTGTCGCCTACATCCCATTGCGCATTCATAAATCCGGCCGAAGCTCGCATATACGCATCGTTATCTTTTGCAGGAGCAGCGTTCGCACCTCCGAAACGTTTCACAATACTGACGAGAGCATAGGGCGGGTCAGTGCAGACAGAGTCTATACTGTTGTCCGGTAACGACCGTAGCACATCGCGGCAATCGGCGTGATGCAGCACGGCTCCTGCTGTTAGCTTAAGCATGGTCATGCTGCGTTTTCCTCAAGCCGTAAGGCATCCCATGCGATCAATGCTAGTTCTCGTGCTGTTGCGTCCGAACGAATACGGTTAGCGCGATTACTTACTATTCGAACGTTACCAGGGACGTATCCGAGGTGCGGATAGATTCGATCTAACGATGGACTACTATCCAGTGGACCGGCCTTATCGTTCTGCTTAATCGCGATGCCTAGTATCGGGCATACAGCGGGCACTGCCGGAATGTCTCGAATATCCAAACAGAACAAGGTTCCGTTTTCTTTAGCGCGTTTCTTGGCACGCTCCCAAATGCGATGCTGTAGTGTTCCCGCACGACCATGTGTCACACCACGGCAAGCGCGACAGCAATAATGCACTGAGTGTCGATTGAAATGCGCAGGTCCACCTTTGTATAGAAAGGTTTTCCCACATAGCGCGTTTGCGCATTTTGTTTGTTGATTCACGGATGATGACCCGATCAATACGGCGGTGGGCAAAGGGCGGGAGGTGTATCCGCGACTGGCGCGACCTGCACCGGCGCCGGCTCAACGCGCGGCGCGTGCAACCGCAACGCCTTGGCGATCGCTTCTGACGGCGTGGTGGCGAATTCCAGCGGCGACCATGAGCCGGGACCGTAACCCGGCGGAAATGAAAGGGACGCGACCCAACCTGTCGGCTGCCGGTCCAGCGCGAGCCCTTCGATATTGGCCGCGTCGAGTAAGTCGGAGAGATTTTGCATGGGATCGTCAACATACTACATCAGCGTAGTTTGTCAACAATGTTAATACTGCCTCCACGCGAACCGCGCAGAAAGGCTAGAACTAGCGCGCCCGCCCTCGCGCTTGTCTAGATGTCGTATGCTATTTGCGCGGTGGCGATAGTTCCGGGCGCCAGTTGAGACCGTCCCGCCTCAATTCCTGGATCAGCCGATCATGCAGCCCCGCTTGCACGTCGACGCCACGCGAGCCCAACTCACGCACTACGACTGCCAGTTCGCGCGCTTCCTCGATTGACATATCCGGAAAATTTCCGAGTGTCAGATGACTGCGCGTCGTAAAACCCGGAATGCGATATTCGACAATGAATGAGACCTGACCGCTTTTGAAAATGTTGGCGCGCAAACCTGGTTGATGTGGATCCGTAATCGTTTGCCTGCCGCCCGGTATCTTTTTCAGCAGCGGGTGCTTGAGGTCTTTTTTAAATTTCTCGAATGTCTGCTCGTTGAACCCGAACGCGGATGCGTCGTTTGTCCAACGCACTTCGGTTCGCGGTCCACTGACCGACGGTCGCTTGATCATAGGGGCGCGGGTTCGAGTCCGCATATGTTTCTAGCCTCCTGTTACGCTTGATACTCTTAAACTTTTGTAGAATCGCCTTTCGCTTTAATGTGATTGTGTAGATTGTCAACAGGAATTATTTTCGCGGGATGCTGAAACTAATTGCCCGATAGCCCGAAACTAATCGCTTTTGGGCGATTCACAGAGTTGACAAACTACGATTGCGTAGTAAGGTAACTTTGATTTCGACCCCTGGACAAGCCACCGGGTCAATTTCGCAAACTCTCATGCTCTCGCAGATAAGAGGTTCTACATCGTGACTTTCACTGTCAAAATCGCGCTGCAACCATTCGAGGTCGCATTCGAAGCGGGGTCCATCGCCGAAGCGGTCGCCATCCTGTCTGAACCGGACAACGCACTCGCCAGCCTCGCCGCGCTTGCGGTTGGCGGCTCCACGGATACGGATGAAGCGGAACAGCCGGAATCGTCCACCGGCGCAGAAACGCCGACCAAGGGACGTCGCGGCCGCAAACCGAAGAACCCGCCAGTCGAAGCGCAAGCCCCGGCGCCGATTCCTGTGCCGTCCGCTCCAGCCGCGCCAGTCGACACGACGCCGAACGTCAATGGCATTCCGGCGTTCCTCGATCGCGCCGCCGCACCGAGCCCGGCTCCCGCCGCGCCTGCCGCTGTCACTCTTGCCCCGCCTCCGCCGCCCGCACCGGCTGCTCCCGTGGCACCGCCGGTCGGCACGCTCGCGCCGAAGGTCGTCGCGGAATTGAAGCGTCGCGCGGAAGGCTCGGCCGATGGCGGGCAGGGACTCGCCGATTGGCTCGCCGGTGCG